AGAATTAGACTGAGTTGCAGTACCTCTCCGGATCAATTCAATCTGATCGAATACTCCGATGAAGATTTCACCAAGCAACTTTGCATCGCCATTGAAAATGTCAAAGACATTGATATCTTCATTCAATCCATACTTAATGCCGATAAAGTCCATCTTCTCATCTTCTTTCTTTGTTGCATGAGTCGAACCCGTCCAACTATTCTTACCAGATGTTCCTTTGATCTCCCAGATTCGTCCATTGATAGTAACATCGCCAGAAGAACTGCGATCCTTCTTAACATCGAAGGAATTGCACTTTGCCAGTTGGCATGTTAACACAGACTCAAGAATTCGTCCCAAATATACAAACACTTCGTTGCGATCTTCTGCACCAAGTTCACGAAATGTGATGCAATCACTATCAATAACCCCTAAATCTCTCTCTCGGTTGAGGTTACGCAGAATCGGACAAAAACCGATCTCCATATTCAGTTCGCTGACAATTTGAGCAACGATGTTAGAATCGCTGAAATAGTCACGGATTGCGGTTGCTGTCATGAATCGGTTTCTTTGACTCTTTTAATATATAAGGGATTGAATTCTCATGTAGTTCGTGGTGATACAAAACTACGAAAGAAAACCTTAAGGTTGCTTGTGACGATTGGGAACCGTCACACTATATCTTTATACTTCCTCATATTCAAGTTCAATGATATTAAACGCCGCAACTTTGTAATGAATTTCTGTCTCTAACTCTTCACGCGAGTTAGCCTCAAATAGCATCGATTTTGCTTTCTGGAGATATTCTCTCATGTCATCACCATTTACATCATCTTCCATGTCAAAATAGTCGAACTGAAGGTGTGTTACTCTGTAAGTCATTTTTTGAAACTTTTTATATAATTATAATCAAACTTTTCTGCTTTTGTAAAGTAATCATCAAAATTTTCATTCGATTCTTCACATACAGTCAGGAAAAAATCATCAATAGAAGGATTAGCATATGCCGTAAGTGTCGCACCGTTGTCTTTAAAATTGTAAAGTTTTGACGATGGAATGCAACATGCTTTGCCCTTTTTAACATCAGTGATAATAAAATAGTCCGCTAATTTGTCTTGATAGTCTTTTGCTGCTCTCCTATTTTTTACAATTAAATTTCTCACTGCCATCTGAGATTTGTTTCTAAATTGTGTTACTTTTGATTCATAAGTTACACCATCGGGAGTAACAAGATCTACGCCAGGTAAATTAACTCTTTCTAATTGTCCATTACTGTAAACTTCATACGCAATTTCAATCAATTCTCCTGCTTTAGGAAAGCGCAAGTTGTTATCAGTGTATTCCACAAGATTAGGAATAAGATGTGCTAAACTATCAAGTTCAAAAGTTTTGAAATCAAGCATTAAATTAGCGTTTGATGGTAGAAATAGCGGGTTCACCTTGGTGAAAGACAGTATCAACAACTGCTTGCACCTTTCTGCTGGTTGTAATACCCACTTTATCATAGACGGGCACAACAACCAAACCGAACTGCTTAGATTTATCTCCTAAGCGAATCACTCGCCCAATAGTTTGACTGATTCCAATGTAATCCATGTTACGCAGGAAAAGAACTGCTTCTAATCCGTTGACGTTGATACCTTCACTCAAAATAGAGTGATGGATAACAACAAACTGTTTGCCTTTTGTCTTGCCCCAAGTGTTAAGAGTCTCGAAGAATGTCTCACGATCAACTTTATTACCATCGATGACTGCACCCGTCTTGGATGTGATCATCATCCATGAATATCCACGCTGATACAACTCAACACAGAAATCAGTTTGTGACACCAAACCGATGATTTGTTTTGTAGTACGGGCAGCGATCAAGATCTTATCAACATTTTGATCATCAATGCAACCAAGCATATACTCACTGTCGCGATCATAACTGATACCTTTGTCTGCCATCTCCATTTTCTTCACTACAACTTTAGGAGGAAGAATGTATCCACCATCAACTAACTCAGGAGCAGGCACATTACAAATGATGTTACCATAAACCTCAGGCATATTCATACCGGGTTTGAATATCGTGCTGCTGTACTTTGGTGTTGCAGTAAAGAAGAATGTCCGCGCATCTGACTGCGACACGACTTCAGTTGGAGCAAAGAAATTGCGTTTGACACTATTGTGTGCTTCGTCAAAATATGCTGTATTCACGGCAATCTCACTGTCTACGATCTTTTGCAGACTGTTGTATGTTGTGAATATAAGTTTTTTTCCACGAGTAAACTTATCCCACAGTTTGATTTGCTTTGCTTTAGTTGTGCTGAAGTAGTGTGTCTCACCACTATGAACATGCAGAACATTTACATTAGTGATGTGCTCAAGAAATTCGCTGCACAGTTGATCTGCCAACAAAATACGAGGAGCGACAACAACAACCGTTCCATCCACAGCATCATCGAAAGCCGACAATGTGTCCTGAATCATGCACATCGTCTTACCACCACCCGTGGGGATGATCACAGTTCCCTTTTCATTGCACTGCATTGCCTCACATGCTCGCTGTTGGTGTGGGCGAAGGGTGAACATCGATGGATCTCTCAATAAAGTCAATATACACGAAAAAGTGCCCACTTGCAAGTGTGGTGGACACTACATGTGCTGTCACATGTCAACCAGTATAATACGCATTGCGATATAGATAACCTCCTGCCCAGTCACAATTCTCTAGAACAAATTCACGTTCTTTGATAATGTTTAGATTGAAGCGAACACCTTTAGCAGGTGCTTTATATGATGCCGCTTTATAAACTTCACCAGACTTTCTATCAATGAAGCAATGAACTGATTCAGTCTCACCGTTGACACATTGCATCACTTTGTGATACTTACGCCCAGAAATCAGTGCATAAGAATAGTTTTTACCATTCGGATACTGACTCTGATGATTTTGCTGGAGTGCGTCACATAGCATCAGAGAATACTTAGTGACGTTGAGTTGAATCGTGTTCTGTGCATCCTTCTGAGCAACGTAGTCAGAAAACTCAGTAGTCATGTGCTTTGTTTGTTTGTTGAACTTAGTATAGCAGGGATCAGGCGTTGCGGATCTCACCACCGACCACTACGTCATCTGGCACACGAGAGACAGTGTAGCGACGGATCTGCTGGGAGTAATCATACCATGCTTCCACAGTTTCGTTCACGATGCGATTGTGCTGACGATCCATACCCTTAGCAGTGGTACACTTGCCTTCCTTGCGGAAATAGATGATGGGTTGCTGTGGTGCATCCACGGTGTCGATCTCGATCTTGTAGAAGGAGTGCTTGACTGCTGTGACTGCCATGTGGTTTGAATCGTATGAATGTATTGTAAGCGCACATAGGCGCTTCTAGGTGCCTCTGGTGGACACTATGAGGAACGTCCACTCCATGCCTTCATATTGTTGAAGTTTGCACGGGAGAATTCATAGCGATTTACAAGTTTATAAACACCATATTCATTGCTGCGAACATAACCCTCACCCTCACATTGTTTGCCATCAATATATGTCTTCGCTCCATCATTGCGACACATAAACAACATGTCATCTTTGATAGATTTAACTAAGAACCAAAAAGAAACAAGCATGGAATTGTCAAACGTTTCAGGAACCACGCTGATACCTTCGCGGATACACTTGTTCAGTTTGATAGTAAGTTCCGCTGCTTCCTTTTCATCCACGAAAGTTACTAGCTGCGACATTTGCTTGGCGAAACCAACAATCTCATCAAAATCTTCATCGATCTCCCAGCACTTTGGTTGAACAAACTTACAAGTCTCAGTGTCATCGAAAATATCAAAGATGTAGTCTCCAATATCAATAACCTGTGCATCTTTCAATTCACCATCAGTCGCATACAATGTGTGTGGTGCGATGATGATATCTTGATTCACAATATCGTCGAAGACATAAGTGAGTGTGTTAGGAGTGTAAGTATCATCCCCGCCAAAACCAATAAAGTCACCTTGGACGATGCAATCTGTATGAGGGATGCAATCAAAACAAGCATGAAGAATTTTAGCAACTTCGCCACTGTGATTGTTGTCAATATCTACATGCGATTCATTGATCTTGATCTTTACTTTATTGAAGACTGATTTAGTGCCAACAAAAAAGTTTCCTGTCGCTGGATTCTTACCCCACACGATCGCGGGGGATCCATCCATCTTGACAGAAAGGTGCGATGGAGTCAAGAACCAGTCGAGAACGCTAAGATCGCCCGAAAGAATAGAATCTTCTGGGTGCTGAAGGTGGGTGTTTTTCATGAGTATATACTAATCGCTCAAAAACGCGATTCCACCTCTTTTGTGACAGTTTTTATATAGTCACACCCCTCAAAACTGCAATTCTAGCGTTTTTTATATAAAAACTCATTAAAAAAGGGGTGTTTCCACCCCTGCTGCCATCTTTATGCTTCCTGTCGTCTCCTAAAGTATTCACTCTCACACTTGAAATAGATTCGTGTTTGTATGAATTTTGGATCTCTATATTCGATTGTAATTGGCTTTTGGTTGTAAGGATTTCGATGGATTAGTATATGATCGTATTTGTGAGGTGTCATAAAAACAAATAAGGCACCCCTATTTAGGGATGCCTTCAAAGAATTATAAGAGTTGTTAGAGTTTCCTGAACAACCATACCAAAGGTATGTATATATTTTACAAATTACACAGTCATATCCGTATCGAATTCATTACATTCAATGTTCATGCCCATGATGTCACCTTGCTCATTTAAAAATTGATCAAGTGATCCATCATCCTCATACATTAATTCTTCAATCTGAGGATTGTCGATAAAAGATTGATTCATAATAAAAATAAAAATGGATGGTAGTTCCTATCGCCGCTAATCCTGAACTACCAAGGGGATCACCGCAGTTGAGAGGCGGTTCCGCGTGAGGGAACGCATTGATTTACCTCTCAACTCATTCAATATACACGGGACTAGGATGTTGTGTCAACTTAGTAGTCAGTTTTGAAACTGACCCACCCAGTAACAATATATTTTGTTTGAGTTTTACTGGGTATCCCACAATGTGGGTGGGTAAAGTATGCAGGCCAAAGCATCAAATCACCTGTCCTTGGTTGATACTTTTTGTTTTGTGATGGAAAATAAGTTTGTCCAGCATCTGTCACATCATTAAGATAAAACATCCATGCCATTAATCTTAATGATATAGAAATTTCTTCTTTCTGAATACCAGGATTTTCACAATGTATTTGTTTATAGAACTCACCTGGAGAATACTTTTGTATCTTAAAAGCAGGAGCAACTTGAAATGGATACAATTCATCAACAAAAGGATATTCTTTTACATATTTTTGAATTCCATAACCTATTTTGTCTAACAACCAAGTGGGACCTTTGTTTGTAGTAAAATTACATATTATTTCAGTATCAGTCTTGTTTTCTGCACCGATACGATGATCTTTTTCATGCAAATGATGATTTGTATCAAAGAATTTGATTATTCTTTGACAATCCTCACGATTTAGATGTTTTTTAAGTCGTAATATGTGATTTTTTGTAAACATCAATGTGCAGTCAGTTGAATATCTTTAGCATTCAAATCGTTCTTTACATGTTCCTCCCAAGAAATAGCGTCTTCAATGTTATAAAAGACTGCTTTATGACAAGCATAGCCTTTCTTCTTTGATTTTTTGTACGAAACTTGATACTTTAACATTACAATCCTTTTTCAAATTTGGGGTGTTCCAGTGTCTTACAACTCCTGAAACAATAAAAAAATTAGTAGTGAGCAGACTGACAAATATGATGCTGCGAATGATAGCAACATAATTATCATAAGGTTTTGTTTTGTCATCACTAAAACTCCCTAACGAATACTTCCATATCTGCCAAAGTTTTACCATACTTATTCTTCCTCGTATGAACATATTCTAATTCATTCCAAAACCACGGATGACAAAGTAAAAGTGTGTGGATATATTTGTGCCTCTCATTCTTTGTATATTGACAGTTAGGTTTTGGTTTGATACCTGTTTCAATTGTAATATACTTTTCATCAAAAAAATATACCCAACCCTCAACGTTTACATGATCAGATTTCCATCGAACATAATCATCAACTTGAGGAATATATCTCATGAGAAAAATGCTGCTTCCAAGGGATTTAGGTTGAGTTGCATAGCAGTATATGCACGAGTATTAGATATGTCTACCTTATCTCCGTGCCTGGTGGAGTTAATAGGCGCATGATAGCATTTCTTTGTTCTACTGTAGAAGCCCCAGATTGACTGAGGTGGTGTGTCAGTATAAGAGAACATGCCATGGTTGATAATCCAAATAGCAAGCATATTTTTTCGATGCTCTGTAACACTATAGGAGTAACCTTCTGGTGGTTCATGGGGAAAATCACTCGGGAGATTGGGGTTCATCGGGAACAGAGATTGTTTCATACTCAGGATACATTGTAGACACAATATACTGTGCCAGATCTCTATTTGGTGCCACTACATCAACTGCCACAGTATAAGTGTACTCTGGTTCATCATTAGCACCTTTCATAGAGAGATCTACCAAAACTCTCCACACATTTCCACGTTGATAATGACTGGTAAAATGTATTAACATGTCATAATCATTTTCATTTGCTGTATGTGTCATATCCCTTAGCATCGTCCTCTTTTTTTAATTCTGCGGCAAGTTCTTTCTCTGATTTAAAATGATGTGGTTTATGTTCTCTATCCATAGGTAAAGATCTAGTCAAATCTCTACGAGATTGATTACTGATGATGATAAACGCATCTTTGTTGTACTTTCGAGTGCCAATAGGTGACTGCCACTTCTTGTTATAAACTTCACCAACATCAATACCAGATACTTGAGTACCTGCCATTTCAACTACAATGTTGTCACTTTCTTCCCACCCATATTTTTGAGCAAGAAGAGAAACTTGTTCGATGATTGTGGGTGATCCCATAACATGTTCCTCTGGATCAAGTTTTCCATTCATGTTCCCCACTCCTGTCGAACTACTCGCAATCTTTCTGGTGCAATACCATCCGCCATAGCAGTATCAACCCATTTAATTCCCTCAACTTTGGTAAGATTTTGTGCTTTATCATCTAGAACCCACCAACCATTGGTTTCTTCAATGATAACTTTGTACTTTTGATCTTCGTTCATGATGTGAAAAATTCCTCCATATAGTAATCAACAGTTACTTCAAGTTCTGCCGCTTCATTTTCAATTTCTTTCCAGAAATCAACAGCGACTTCTTGCCAATACTTCTTTTCAGTTTCAGTCATTGCGTGGATCATTGAGATAAAGTTCTTGAAGTTCAATTGTTTCCATTACAGAAACAATTTTGTCGTAAAGAACAGGCACTAATGTGTCTGCACTGTCAGATTTAGACAAGTTTTGGAGGGCAGTTTGCAAAACCTCCAGTTCCTGATAATTTACTACAAGTGTTGCACCATTCATGTTATCAATGAAGTTTCATAATGACATTATCGCATAAAAGAAAGAGTCTTGCAACCTTTTGATTTGAACTTTATTAATATAGAGCATCCTCAAGAGGATTGGACTCAGGAGTTGACACTTCATTGACTGTCACATGCTGTTCTAGTCGTTTCATGCAAACATCATGGTAAGTTTTATCTACTTCAAATCCAATGTATTTGCGTTGAGTTTCCATACAACAAACAGCAGTTGTTCCTGATCCCATAAAAGGATCTAGAACTAAATCTCCTTTATTACTCCATGTCAGGATATGATCTCTAGCTAACTTCTCAGGATAAATTGCAGGGTGCTCAAAAGCAATATCATCTTTAGTTGTATATCCTTTGCCAGTATTATATTTCCAGATATTATTTCGCGGACTAAATTCTGGGATGGGTTTAATCTGTCGATCCTTAAGTTCTCCATCCTTTGTTCTAATAGTTCCTTTACCAAAGTGTGTATAACCTGCCCATCGATTTGGTTTATCACAAAGAAGATTTGAAGTATTTGGTTTCGTTTTTTTAGAGAGAACAAACATGTACTCAAAGATTTGTGAGTATCGATTACCTGTGCGTTTTGCAGGAAAAGGACTACCATTCTTTTCATAGATCATGGTGTCATGTAACAAGAACCCAAGATCCATAAAGTGAACAGCTTGACGAAAACTAGAACCAGTTTCACTACCTTTAACGGTAGCATCTCCAATCACCCATACAACAACACCACCAATCTTCATCACACGATAAAGTTCAGCAGCAACATCTTTAAATGTGTCAAAGTTCCATGAGGAACTGTCATTATATGAGCGAAGATCATCATAAGGAGGAGATGTGACACAAAGATCGACAGATTCACCGTCTAGTGTCTTCATCCCCGACACACAATCAGATAATAAAATTTGGTTCATTTTTGTTCATCTTTTATTTTGTCAACAAGATATGCAGCAAAATCTTCCATTTTGTCTGGATGAATAGCACTGATGCCAACCTCATCAATAGCTAACTTCATGCTCTCGATTTCCCGTTTCTTAGGTTTTTTATCTTTTGGAAGTGTCATAGATTTGTGAAGCATAGAGAGATTATACTATCATTTATCAGGATATCCTAATAAATTAACAAAACTTTAAACTAAAGGTAGTTTGGACTTGTCATGTCATCTTTGTGGAGAAGAACACCATCAACATTCCGAAGTAATTGTTGCATATCATCATGCAAAACACGATATCCAGTGCCGACATACAATTGCCCAAGGACAACAGATACTGTAGCAGTTCCCCAAAAAATGTAGTACCACTTAGATTTTACTTGTGCTCTAGTCTTGGTTTTCATAATGTTTAATTAATCGTTCTGCTTGTTTTCTATCAATACCACAAGGGGCATTCTTAAGGCATCTAATGATAACTTCATTATCGCATATGGTAGGTTTGATTGTAAACCCCCACTTATCAACTTTACCTTCAATAGGTGCTTCACATGGATCGAAATGTTTCATCACACAAATAAAAACTCCTGCCATTCGGGCACTTCAGTATATGATAGTGCAAACTGTACTTTATTATAGGGAGCAAAAGGTTTTCTTGCAAGTTTCATATTTGTTTGCTCAAGAAGTTTATCACCTTTCTTGACATTACACGATGAACATGCTATCACTAAATTTTCCCATACATCTTTTCCACCTTTTGAACGTGGGATTACATGATCTATTGTTAGTGATCTAGTTGCTCCACAATACTGACACTTATTATTATCCCGCTTGTAGATCATTGCACGAGATGGAGTTTGTGCAACAACTTTAGAAAAAGGAATACGAATATAATTAACCAATCTAATTACACGACTTGATAATGCTTGTGCTTTCTCTTTAAGAAGTAAAACAATAGCTCTTTTCCAATTTGTAACGTTGATTGGTTCGTAACTATTATTTAAAACTAGAATTTGTGTGTAAGGTGCAATAGGTAATTCATCACTCATACCTGCATCGCAATTATGACTATGTAGTTTTCTTTTTGCGACGTTTAAACTCATAGATTTTACCATAACGATTAGAGATTTTTACATCTTTGGGTTTGAAATCGTAACGTTCAAGATATTTTTCCAAGTGTTCTTTACATTCAAAGTGGCACACAGTAAGTGCAATACCTTTTACATTATGATTATCTTTATTAACTTCTAATCTCCATGGAAATGTTTCAAATGGAAAGTTAATGTGAAATTTGGTGTCAAGAATAGAAGATCGGATCATAGAAATCCCTTTTTTGATTGTGGTTTATCTAAAACATCAATATGTGAAAGAAATGCTTTTTGATTCCACCACATTAAAGCAGCATCTTCCCAATTTTCCATGACAACCGTATCACCAGTTTTACTCACCACTCTATAATGGTGGCGATCATACAATTCATCAGATGACAATGTAAAATACTGAGGATCTGTTCTTTCAATTAGTGCTGTCATTACTATCAGAATTGGGGGTGGGATAAGATATAATTATTCTTTCTGATAGTTCTCCTTTGGAGTTGAGTAGTGATTGTTTGTGCCAGGTTCCATTAACAATTTTACAGATGTTATCGAGTTGAATCTCCATCATGAAACGTGAAGTCTGTTTGTCCATCAATACCACCTTTTTGTTTTGAGATAGTTAAGAACTTCCTTACGAACGTCCATCAATTCATTATAGCACAATTGATTGTGAGCGCACTGACGAAGAGAGGGATCGGGTTTGATTACAGACTCAATAAAAATATCAAGTCCTCGATTCCATTTGTCTTGTTTGCTCTCATCGTTGGAAATTTGATTTTGATCCTTCATTTAAAACATTCCGGTGCAGATTCTTTCAATACATCAACAATTTCTTTGACTTCAAGTTGCGTTGCCCTGGAATCATTTTGTTTATATGTATCAACGTTGTCAATAAGACGGTTTACTTGAGCACAAGACAAAGACGCATAGAGTAATACATCAATCATTTGATAACCTCCCAGTGATCATCAGCATTTTCATTCATCCAAAAGAAGTATTTACCACTGATAGAAGCAAGAAATACTTTTCCATCGTCACGTTTTTCAACACGACAAGAGTGTAAAAGATCCATCTCATTAGCAAAACGATTCTTTGCCCTAGAGCTCTTGGGTTTGACGCAGATGAATTCAGTCTTCATAGTTTGTTGAACCTTCACAAAGGTATTATAGGGGAATTTAAGAATTTGTCAAGCAGTTAGATATTCAATATATTCGTTGTAAAGAATCTTCTCCATCTTTTCTGCTTCATGCTCCCATGGTTGATCTTCATAGGATAGGTAATCTGAATCTATATTTTTCCAATGTCTGACACCACGTTTATCACGGAGTGAACCATTTACGTGTTGCCATACATGCCAGAGCTCATGCAAAAGAACAGTGATGTATTGTTCTTCTCCGAGTGTTGTTTCCATTTCAATTAAAAAATCACGAGGACGATAATCACAGTCCATAACAGTACAGAATCCTAGTGCATGTTCGCGTTTAAGTCCTCTGTGAGCGACTGTAATGTCTAGATGGTGATAAGGCATGTGTTGATCCTTAAACCACTGCACCACCTTCTTACAGCGTCTTCTAGGTGCCTTTCCAGTAATGTCAAGATAAAGCATTGATTGTGACGAAAGTTACACGGGTTCCCCAGTTCATTAACCAGAAAAATGATGCGATAAAGATCAGTTTTTCAGTGGCAGTCATCCTCCTCCGTGTGTATGCACATATTATAAAACCCGTCAAGCAAAAACTTGACAGGTGTGTGACACTTATTTTTTTGTCCTTCTATGCTTTCACCAAGTCCATGATTCTATGTGATCTAGGTAATTATCATGTGATAGGTTAAAGGAGATAGAAATTCTATCCTCATCACTTTCATTTGGTTCTACTTCATGTTCCAACCATGTGGGGAAGAAAAGTAATAAACCTGCTTTAGGAACAATCCACTGATATTGACAATCATCAAAGTAATAATCATGTTCAGGTAGTCTGTGATGTAATATCCCTCTAGGATCCCAGAATCTTATGTTACCACTATTCTCAGGGACTTTCACATAATAAACACCAGATAAAAATACATTATTGCAAAGATGAACATGTCTACAGTTATAATCACCTTTTCTATTGATATTAACCCAATCATTAATTTTTAATGGAGGTAATTTTTTATCAACCCTTCTAGGTGTTTCATTAAGTATGACATCTTTAAACTTAGAATTTTCAAAATTATGAGATTGAAATCCTCCTCTGTTTGAAAACTTCTCAGAAGAATGAGTTCTTTCTATTTCATAAATCTGATTTAATAATTCATTATTATCAAAACACTCCAGTTGGGTTGCCCACACTGGAGAATAAAACATTTTAACTAATTCCAATTTTATCCTCTTTTAGACTGCATCAGGATACGAGGTATCTCACAACGGCTCTTCCTATTCCACCACCAGCACCACCGGTAGCCCCACTGTAGCTATCCGGCATGGGCCAGCCACCTTTTCCTCCACCGCCACCACCACCGTAGTTACCACCAACTCCAGCTGATTGATTCGGTGTGCTTGGGGTATTCATGGATTTGATACCTCCGAGACCTGGACTAATATAAGGTCTCCACCAGTTACCTGCGGGTTGTGGAACACCACCAGCTGGAGCTCCATCTGTTCCTGGAGAGTATGGTGATTGCGGAGCAGCCCCGGACCTACCACCAGTGCCGCCATTAAAAGTACGTTGTGCAGTTATACTTCCTGCAAATCCAGAGGTATTATTATCACCACCACCAGCACCACCACCCGTGGATGTTACTGTTCCAGAAGAGTCACTAAGTGTGAATGTAGTATTCCCACCAGTACCACTACCACCAGGTCCACCGCCACCAGCCACAAATGTGTGATTTCCAGACCCTAAGTTACTGATAGTCCAAACTCCAGTGGCACCACCGCCACCACCTACACCACCGATCGGTGGTGGGCTTCCAGGAATACCACCGCCACCTCCACCTTGAAGCATGATTTCAACTTGGCCTTTACCCTTAGTTATATTAAAGGGGCCTGGTGAATTATATTCATATACATGATATTTGTATCCATCACCAGGTGTAGATTCAGTACCACCTGTTGCTTCAATTGGAGTAGAACCACCACCACCTAAACCAAGACCACCTCCGCCAAATCCACCAAATCCAGTAAATGGTTTTTGTTTTATATTTTTTTCAAACATTAGTTAGCTCCTAGTACGTTTTTTAGACTGCATCAGGATACCTAATAACTACAATTCCTCCACGTCCACCTCCTTTTGGTCCTGCTCCAGATCCTTCGGTTCCTCGATCACCGCCGCCAC